AACAAGACTAATTATGAGGAAATAGAAAAGAAATTATATGATAACATGTTAGGGGAATATTGATGATAAAATTTACGATAAGCGGCAGGCTGCCGAGCCTTAATGATTATATCAACGTATGCAGGCACAACAAATATAAGGCGGCGGCATTTAAGAAGCGGATTGACACTCAGATAATTTCTGAGATACGAAAACAGCGGATAGGTAAAGCAAAAACGCCGGTATACATAGAATTTTTATGGATTGAAAAGGACAGAAGGAGAGACCTTGACAATATATACTCCGGTAAAAAGTATATACTGGACGCATTGCAGACCGCCGGAGTTATACCAAACGACAGTCAGAAGTACGTTATAGGTTTGGTGGATATGGTTGCTTTTGACAAAGCAAACCCCAGGGTAGAGGTTACGATTTGCGAAGAATAATAAAAAGGAGAATAAAAAATGATAGATTTAAAAGGCAAAAAAGTAATAGCAAGAGGAATTAATTCAGGAGTATTTTTTGGAACATTGGTAGACAAAAATGGACAAGAAGTAGAATTAAAAGAATGTCGTAATATATGGAATTGGACGGGGGCTACTAACCTAAATGAAATGGCAAAATCCGGGATAAAAGATATAGAAAACAGTAAAATATCCGTAAAAGTTGATAGTCTAATATTAACAGATATTTGTGAAATTATCCCTTGCACGGAAAAATCTATTAAGATTATAGAAGGTGCGCCAGAATGGAAATGTTAAGTGACAAAATTAAGATATTCATAAATGATTTAGACTGTGATTTTAGTATTGGCCATGATTATGGCAACGGAAACGGAAACGGAAACGGTTGTGGTAATGGTCATGGCAACAGCAACGGAATCGGAAACGGAATCGGTTGTGGCAGTGGCGATGGTTATGGCAGTGGAAACGGTATTGGCAACGGAAACGGCTATGGCAGTGGCGATTGCTGTAACAATGGTCATGGTGATGGCAAGGGATATGGACAGGGCTATGGCTGTTATTATGTCAAAGGCATTAAAACTATAAACGGACATGACCTGCATATTATAGATAACACTCTAACAATGATTACCAAAGTCAGAAATAATATAGCCAAAGGATTCATAGTTACTAGAGAACTACAATTAAGACCGTGCTACATAGCCAAAGGAGAAGGCTATTTTGCACACGGTGGCACGTTAAGAAAAGCGTGTGAAGAATTAGAATATAAAATAATATGTAATTTAGATACAGATGATAAAATAAATCTTTTTAAAGAAAAATTTAAATTAAATATTAAATATCCCGTAAAAGATTTTTACGAATGGCACCATAAACTAACAGGTAGTTGTGCTATGGGACGGGATAATTTTGCAGAATATAACAACATTGATGTTAAAAACGACAAAATGACGGTGCAAGAATTTATAAAGTTAACCCAAAATAGTTTTGGGGGAGACGTAATAAAACAGCTTGCAAAGGAGATGAAAGTTAAAATTGAAAACTAAATGCACTAAGCCGCCGAAAGTGCCGAGCCCTACGTTGTGCGGCAAGGCACCTGACGGGATAGATTGTTTTGTTTGTAAGTGGTATGCAAAAAATGGGATTGAAAAGGAGGATACAAAAGATGATAAGTGATAAAATAGCTGATTTTTTATCATACATAGAAGAGCAATGCCAAATGTATGATATTGCCAAAGATATGTTAAAAGAATGCGATGAAGCTACGCAAGATATATTACATAACATGGAAATAGACCCGGTTAAATATAAAGAGCGTGCGAGACTAGCTACTAAATTACAATCTGTACGCCGCCAAAGAAGAACCGCGAAGGATATGACAGAAACAACAAAAATAATATCAATATGGGTAAAAGATAATAAATCAATTATAGGGTCATTACAACGATTATTAGGAGATATAAGGAAAGCAGAGAAAAAACAGCAAAATAGAACCTATATACCCAGGACGAATGTTATAGAGGAGATAAGGAGAATATGAAAATGAACAAAAAAATTATAGGGATAGTAATATCAATAGTCTTAGTTATGTTAATTGCAGGGTGCACAGAAGCATCACGTGTGTCCTACAATTTGTCGCAACAAGCCGACAATTTTAACGATGTGCGCCAACTTACAGTTATTAACTGCATTCAAGGCGATGTATTGTTCCAAATGACGGGCAAAATGTCGATTAAAGCGGATATAACTGACAATCAACTTGAAGTTGTTGTTGAAGAAAATGGAGAGTATAAAAAGCATTTCATTGGACTTAGCGACAATGTAACATATGTCGTAGAGGATATAACCTCCGGTGATGTAGATAAGTATAAATATACACTTAATTTTAACCCTAAGATGTGGATTCCAATAGGTGTAGATTCTATTGATTGATACAGACAGTAAATAGGAGAATAGATATGGAAGCAATACTGAATATATTAACAACAGAAGATATGACAGAGTTAAGACAAGGTATTAAGAATTTAATTTTAAACGCTGTAGAAAGCGACCTTAATATGCGAGATGAATATATAGTATCACCTAATTTTGTCATTGATATAGTAGATGATGTTGTTGAATATATGCGACCTAAACTTGAAAGAAAAGCAGAAAAGGTAATGACTAAAAGAATAAATGATTATTTAAATGCAATACAGCAGACAAAGGAGAATGAAAAATAATGTTACATGCAGTAAAAATCGAACCGGAATATTTTAATAAAATAATAGAAGGTAAAAAAACATATGAAATTAGAAAAAATGACATGGATTATGTAGCCGGAGATTGCATTGCACTAAATGAATATAAGCGTGGAGAATATACAGGACGTTTTATATTAACTGGCATTGTTAGTATTGATGAATATCCTCTATACTTAGATACAGGATATGTTATTTTACAATTAAGCCCGTTAGGACTTGAAGATAACATAAATCATTTCGAAAGTTATGTAAATCCAGAAAGATTTAAGGGGGAAAATTAAATGAAGAAAAAATATATTAAAAGATTAATTGAAAGAGATACGCCAAAGAAACCATATTTAGATACTGACACATTAAGAGCGGTTAAACCTGCCGTTAGATGTCCGATGTGTGATTATATTTTAGTTCTACAAATGGAACAGTTTTGTCCTTGTTGTGGACAAAGGTTTGTAGAGAAAAAGAATAAATAATATTATTTAAACAAAAAAACGCCCTGCATATGCGAGGACGCTCGAAAAATAATAAACATATTATATCACATAATAGTGATAAAGTCAAGGAGTGTTAATTAATATGCAGGGTGTGACTATAGAAGAAACAAAACAGTGGTTAAATCGTGGTTATAAACTACGAGAGACGATAAGAATTTTAGAAAAAGCGCAAATGCGCGCTTATGACATAGTGACGGGTACGACAATAACACTATCGGAAAGGGTACAGGAAAGTCACGGGAATGGAACAGAGAATAAATTAATTACATACGCAGATTACTGCAGGCAGATAGACTGTCATAAGACAGATTTATTTGAAATCTTGAAACAAATAACAAATGCAATAATGAAAGTTGAAAACAACATCTATAAAAACATACTCATATCAAGATACATTAATTTCGAGACATGGGAGAATATATCACAAAATATTGGATATTCATACAGACAAATACTGAGATTGCATGAAAAAGCGCTACGAAAAGTTAAAGATGTCCTTGAATGTCACATTGAAAGTGTGATATAGTGTATAATGTAGGAAATAAAAAATTTCTCCTTTTTAAATTTTTTTCTATGAGCCGTTACCTTATGGGGACGGCTTTTTATATTGCGATTTTAGGTCTTGTGGGAATGATACATCATAAATAAATGCTGAGGGGTGGGCGGCTGTGATGTTAATGGAGGTAATTAATTGTGGAAATAATATATAAATCAACAAAAGAAATTAAGCCATATGAAAATAATCCGAGAAATAATAATGAAGCTGTTGAGAAAGTAGCAGTTAGCATAACAGATTACGGATTTAGGGTGCCAATTATTATTGATAGTAATAATGTAATAGTCGCAGGCCATACAAGGTATAAAGCCGCGTTAAAAATAGGCTGTGAATCTGTACCATGTATAGTTATTGATGACTTAACACCGGAGCAGATAAGAGCATATAGATTGGTAGACAATAAGACGGCAGAATATTCAAGTTGGGATTTTGAAATGCTTGAAAAAGAATTAAAAAGTTTAGATATAGATATTTCAGAATTTGAATTTCCTGATTTGGGAGAAACATTGGATATTTCAGATGATGATTTTTATACAGATGAGACAGTAAAAAATGTTAAAGTGAAATCTATTAAATGTCCGCATTGTGGAGAAACTTTTGAACTATGAAAATATATCTTGCTACATCAAGTAGTGGTGTGAAAAAAGAACAAAGAAAAGAAATGATAAAATGTTGTAGACCATTATATTTACTAGAGACTTTTTATTCAGGCGAAAAATGTTGCGCAATGGTTCAGAATGATGTTGGCACGGATAATTTTCTTCTTGACAGTGGAGCATTTTCATATATGAATGGAAAGTCTATAACAGAAAAACAAATGGAGGAATATATAGAAAAGTACATCTGCCATATAAAAAAATACAATGTAAAATACTTTTTTGAGATGGATGTTGATTGTATATTTGGTCTTGAAAAAGTTGAAATTTGGCGCAAAAAAATTGAGAACCAAACTGGTATTAAGTCTATACCTGTGTGGCATAAGTCAAGAGGTATAGACTATTTCAAACGAATGGTCGATGAATATGATTATATAGCTATAGGTGGTTTCGCAAATGGTGATATAAAAAAGACAGAATATCCATTAATAAACAAAATGATTAAATATGCAAATGTGAGAGGAACAAAAGTTCATGGTCTCGGCTTTACGCGAATGAAGTATATATATGATTATCCGTTTTATAGCGTGGATAGTTCAGCATGGTGCACAGGTGCTGTAAGAGGAGGACATTTATATTATTTTGACGGTAAGATAATGAAATATGACATAATAAAAAATGGGAAAAAATTAAATCTATCTATAATGGCTATGCGGTCATTTTCAGAATGGGTGAAATTTCAAAAATATCTAAACACAAGGAGAGTAGTATGAGAAAAACAGAAAAGAATTTATCAATATTAACAATATTGTTTGTAGTATCATTAATAATTTCAAATGTAATAACAGGTAAAATCATTAATACCGGTATTCCGTTTTGGGGTTCAGTGATAACGATACCCTGTGCGGTTTTATGCTATCCTATAACATTTTTAATTACAGATGTAGTCGGTGAGGTTTGGGGGAAAAATGAAGCAAATCATATAGTAAGATTAGGACTTATTTCACAGATAGCTGCTACGATTATAATTATTATTGGGAAATATTTACCTTTTATTGACGCAGAAATGCAACAAGCATATATAAAAATATTAGGACAAAATTGGATATTCGTGATTGGTTCTTTAACTGCTTATCTAGTAAGTCAGAATCTTGATGTTCATATATTTCATAGATTGCGAGATAAGTATATTAAAAAACATGGCAGTACAAAAGGTGGTCGCTGGATATGGAATAATGCAAGTACAATGACAAGCCAATTTGTAGACACATTAATTTTTATAACGATAGCTTTTGGATTTGGATTTGGTTGGATATTTAACAATCAGATTACTCTAATAGGTATGTTGATAGGGCAGTATCTAATTAAGTTGATAATAGCGGCACTTGATACGCCGTTTTTTTATTTTCTGACAAAAAATATAAAAGAAATAAATTAGGCAGTGTGGGGTGCTGGTAACGCCCCACACTTACGCTAGAGCACCTACCTCTAACGCAGATAGCCCTTCTCGGCCGAGATTGCTACCTGCACCATTATACATGATTTAGAGGTGCGATGTCAAATGGAAATAGATACCAAAATAAAAGAAGCGTTAGAAAAACGTGCTTATGGTTTTGAAATTGAAGAAAAAGAGTTTATAAAAAATAAGAATAATGAAAATACTGGGAGAATAAAAGTAACAAAAAAATATATTCCCCCGGATGTAACTGCTTTAAGAACGATTTTGCAATTAAAGCAGGCAGGGAAATGGTGAGGTTATGGCAAAGGGCAAATATAAAAAATGGTTGAAACCTGAAAATTTATTATTAATAGAGGGCTGGGCTAGAGATGGATTGGTTGATGAGCAAATAGCGCATAACATGGGTATAGCGTGTTGTACCCTGTATGAGTGGAAAAATAAATATGCAGAGATAGACGAGACCTTAAAAAAGGGTAAAGAGGTAGTAGATTTAGAGGTTGAGAATGCACTGCTTAAACGAGCGCTAGGTTACATAGTAGAAGAAAAGAAGATTGAGGAGAATGGTATAGGTGGAGAAAAAACTATAACTACTATAAAGCATATACCTGGAGATACTACAGCACAAATATTTTGGCTTAAAAATCGTAAGCCAAATAAGTGGAGAGATAAACCAACAACAGAAGACAATACACAAGACCAAAACATAATTATTAATATTAGTCCGGCTACAACAAACGATATGGAAGATAGTTATGGAGATTAATTTAAAAGTCAATAAGGTATATATACCTTATTTACAAAAACCACAATTTACACAGATATATTACGGCGGTTCCTCAAGCGGAAAGTCGTTTTTTTTATGTCAAAAAATTATTATTGATAATATGAATGGTTGTAATTGGCTTATATGTAGAGCGGTCGGCAAAAGTATTAAACGTTCAGTTTTTAATGAAATCTATAAAGCTATTAATTATATGGAACTTAGTAATTTATATAGCTTTAATTTTTCGGATATGGTTATTACAAACAAGGTAAATCAAGCGCAAATAGTCTTTGCCGGATTAGATGACGTTGAGAAATTAAAGAGTATAACACCACGAAAGGGCGTTATAGAACGAATATTTATTGAGGAAGCTACAGAAGTCAAAAGAAATGATTATTTGCAACTCAAGAAGCGTTTGCGTGGACCGTCTAAAATAAGCAAATGTATTGTTATGGCTTTCAACCCTATTTTCAAATTACATTGGATTTATAATGATTTTTTCGACAATAAGGTTGAAGACGGTTGCAAGAAATATGAAGATAAAAAAGTATCTATTTTAAAGACTACATATAAAGATAATATATTTCTTACAACTCAGGATATAGAAGCGTTAGAAGACGAAAGTGACCCATATTTTCACAATGTATATACATTAGGCAATTGGGGAGTTCTTCAAGGTCTCGTATATAAGAAATTTGTAGAGAAATTCTTTAATGTTTACGAAATTAGCAAAAGACCTGGAGTAGTATCGGCGTTTGGACTTGATTTTGGGTACACAAACGACCCTTCAGCTTTATTCTGCGGATTGGTAGACGAAAAAAATAAGGAGATATATGTATTTGACGAGTTATACGAAAGGGGACTGACCAACATGGAATTGGCTCCAAAAATACAACTAATGGGTTACGGCAAAGAAAAAATAATAGGTGACAGTGCTGTACCTCAAACGATTGAAGAATTAAGGCAATTAGGATTATCAAGGATAGAGGGAGCGTACAAACATGAGGTTATGTACGGAATACAAAAACTTATGAATTTCACCTTTATTATACACCCTAAATGCAGAAACTTTATAAACGAAATTAATAATTACTCATACGCCGAAAAAGACGGAGAGAGTATCAATAAACCAATAGATAAGTTTAACCACTTAATGGACGCTATGCGATATGCGGTTATCCCGAAATTAGAGGGAGATGTATTTAGCTTTAAGTAGCAGGAGGATAAAATGTTTAATTTTTACGAAGAAACGCAGAGAATTATTAATATTATATCAAAAGGCGCAAATAAAGCGCCAACTATGAAAAGAATAGCGGAAATAGAATTAAATAAATATAAGCAGAGCAAAAAGCGTAAAAAAATGCTTACAGGAATAAATTATTATGATGGAAAACATGAGATACTCAAAAAAAAGCGACTTGCCATTGAAGAGGGCGGTCAGGCTTCCGAACAGCACTATTTGCCTAATTCTAAAATAATTAATAATCAATATCGCAAAGCTGTAGACCAAAAGTCTAATTTTCTTTGCGGTCGCCCTATAGCAATTGACACGGATAACGATAAATATACCGACGAACTTAATAAGATATTTGACGAAAATTTTCATGCAATACTTAAACAGACGGCAAAAAACGCTTTAAATTGTGGTATATCATGGCTATATCCGTATATCAACGATAGAGGAGAGTTTTCCGTCAAAATATTCTCAGGTATTGAGATATTACCATTTTGGCAAGATGAAGAGCACAGATATATAGATATGGCTTGCAGATTATATGTTATCCCAACATATGAGGGGGAAAACGAAAAAGATGTGGAGCATGTTGATATATTCTTGCCTGAGGGGATTGAATATTATATATATGAAAATGGAAAATTAGTGATTGATTCTGAGCGTGAACCTGAACCATATCTTACATACAAAGATAAAGATGATAATGTTATATCTCTGAGTTGGGATAAAATACCGCTCATACCATTTAAATATAACTACGAGGAACAACCGCTTATAGAAAGGGTACAATCAATACAAGACGCAATAAATCTAATAATGTCAAATTTTGAAGATAACATGCTTCAAGACCCTTATAATACTATATATGTATTGCTTAATTATGACGGTGCGGATTTAGAAGAATTTCGACATAATATTGCGCAGTATGGAGCGGTAAAAATAAGGTCCGTTAATGGTATTGATGGAAATGTAAGCACTATAGAAGTAAAGGTGGACAGCGAAAATTATAAAGCTATCCTAGACCAATTAAAAAAAGCGTTAATAGAAAACGCAATGAGTTATGATGCAAAAGACGACAGGCTTGGCGGTAATGCAAACCAAATGAATATACAGAGCATATATAATGATATTGACCTTGATGCTAATGGTATGGAGTTAGAATTTCAAAGAGCGTTAAAAGAATTATTGTGGTTTGCTGATATGTATTTATACAATACTACAGGTCAGGATTTTACGAACGAAAAAGTAAAATTTGTATTCAACCGCGATATGATGATGAACGAAAGTGAAATAATGACAATGCTTCAAAATTTAGGAGTGCAAATTTCACAAAAAACATTAATTTCTCAAGTGCCTTGGATAGATGACGTTGAAAAGGAATTGAGAAGAGTTGAAGAGGAATACAATACAACGAACAACGATGAGTATAATAACTTAGTCAATCAGATGAGAGGTGAAAGCGGTGATTTAGGAA